GCGTCGCCGCTGTACTCGCCGTCGGTCATCCGGACCGGCCGCTGCTGGCGCGGGACGTTGGCGAGCTCGACGATCAGTTCACGGATGGTCATCGTGCGCGCTGCTCCTGTTTCTCCTGCTCGCGGACGCGGTCGAGCCGCGCGCTCTGGTCGCCCTTCGACATCTTGTCGCGATACTCGAGGCGCTCGCGGGTCACGTCGCCGGTCTGCGCGTCGCGCTGCTCTTTCATCGCCTGCCAGCGGTCGCCGAGCGAGGTCACCTCTTCGCCGAGGCCAATGTCGAAGTAGGTCGAGAACGGGTCGGTCTGCACGCTCGTGCCGTGCTCGACGATGCGCGAGACGCAGGGCCACTGGCCGACGGCGATCGGCAGGCCGCACACGGTGCAGAGCTCGGGCGGCGGAATAGGAAACCCGGTGTTTCCCATTGGTGAGCCGTACGCGCCCTCCGCTCCGCATTGGAGGCAGATCGTCTGGTTCGCGACCAGCAGGAGCCCGTGCTTCGGGCACCGCTTCAGCTCTTCGCTCATGCCCACCCTCGCACCACGATCAGTCGGCCGCTCTCGAGAACGATCTCGGCATCGTCGTCCGCGTGGTCGCCCTCGCGCTGCGCGCGGGCGCGGTCGGCGGCCGCGACGCGACGGCCGAAGTCGCGATAGATCGGCGCGTACTGCGCCTGGAACGCTTCCTCGCGTTCAGCGTGCGACACCTTCCAGTGGAGCGCGAACGCGAACCGCTGCGACAGGCGCCGTAGCCGGCCGTTGGTGCGCGTGGGCCGCGTGCGATCGGTCCGCATCAGTGCCGCTTCGGAATCTCGGGCATCTGATAACTCGCCTGCGCGTGGAGCATCTTCTCCAGCTCGGGCTCGATCGGCGCGTGGAGCTCGGTGCCGTCGATCGAGCACGTCGGCCCGTCAAACCGCAGTCCCGCGGCGACGCCGACAAACCGGAACGGCTCCTCGCACGCGGTGCATTTGATCCGGATGTCCGCGACGAACTTGCCGGAGTCCTCCAGCCGCGCGATATTTACGCTGGCGAAGAAGTTGGGGTGCGGGCAATCCTTCGGGTCCACGCTCATGCCTCGAACTCCGGCAGGAAGCCGCCGCACGACGGACAGCGCCGCGACTCGGGTTCCCGCCCGTTCGTCCACCACCGCTTGCAGCGCGTGCACACGACCAGGCCGGGCACGCCCCGCGGCGGCGGCCGGCGTTTCACGGGCGCGCGTTTCTCCTTGGTGCCGCTCACGTCCATCCTTTCAGCTGGCCGATGCGCGCGAAGCCGACCACGATCGGCTGCAGCTGCTCGGCGTTGACGACGAGGCGCTCGTCGTTCACGTCGATGGTGAAGAGCCCGTCGGGATGCTCACGCACGACCAGCTCGCTGTCGCCGAGCTCCACCTCGAGGAGGGGCTCACGCGCGAGGGTCGCCTGCGGCCGTGCCATCGTTCACCCGACACTCGCGGGCGCCGCCGGAATCCCGGTCGCGGGCCCGCCTGGCGGCCCGGGAATGCCGGCCCCGCCGCCGCTGCCATCGCTGCCGTCGGGCATGGCCGGCGGCAGGGGCGCGTTCTGCAGCAGTTCCTCGCGCCGCAGGATCCAGGTCACCAACGGATTGGCGAGGTCCTCGCCCTTCAGCGACAGCGAGAGCTTCATCGGCTCCGGCCGCTGCTCGGCGCCCGCCTTCGCTTGCGCGGCCGCGGTGAGCTTCGCCATCAGCGCCTGCGCGATGCGCCAGATGGTCTGGATCTCCTGATCGCTCGAGATGCCATTCAGCATCAGCGTCTTGCGCAGGAGCGGCGACACCTGCTGCGGCGCCTTCGGGTCCGGCTCCATCAACATCGTCACCAGCGCCGGGTTCGTGAACAGCTGCAGCACGATGTTCCACTGCTGCCGCTGGTTGTCCTCGGCGACCGGTGACAGCGAGGCAACGTCGATCTTCACGTCGACGTCGAGGTCGCCCAAATCCTCGGCCTTGATCTCCTTCCAGGCCTGCGCGCCGCGCGCGACCTGCGTCGGGTCGGACGGGAACGAGAACGGGTCGACGCTGCGCTGCACCATGAAGGGCAGCTGCATCTGCGCGCGGATGGTCACGAGCATGTGGCGGCAGATGCGGCCCAGCCAGTCGGCGACCTGCGCCCGCGCGCGCGACTCGCGCATCTGGGCCCGCACGTTGACGATGTTCGCCTGCGTCGCGGTCGTCTCCGTTTCCTGCGAGCCGCGCGCCTCGCCCGACACGCCGGTGATCTGCAGGAAGTCGTCTTTCGTCGCGGCCAGCTGCTGCCACGTCGCGCCGTCGAGCGGCGCATCCGGAATCGGCGCAATCGGCGGCGGGGTGATCTTCGGCACCTCGATGCAGACCATGTCCTCGCCCGTCTCGAGCTTCTCGAACTCCTCCTTCTTCACGCTCGGCTCGCGCATGTAGCGCCGCACGGCGCGGCGGCGATGCACCTTGCGCATCTCGGCCGATTCGTTTAGCTCGTCCTGCGGGCTGATCCAGTTATAGAGCGGCGGCAGCGGATAGAACGCGTCGGGGAGCTCGTAGAACTTCAGGTCGAAGAGCGGCAGCGCCTCGAAGGCCTTACCCGTCTGCAGCAGCCGCTTGTGGCCCTCCGCGTAGACGTGACGCGTCTTGGTGCGCAGGTCCCAGATCTTCCAGACGCGCACCTGGCCAGCGTGCCGCTTCTGGTCGGGGTCGGCCGACGCGTCCTCGTCGTCGCTGGTCGCGACCGAGCCGGTCGCCTTCAGGTCGGCGGTGTGGGTGTAGTCGGGGTTCTTCTTCACGTCCTCGACGTAGAACCACTCCGCGTAGGCGACCCAGTCGTTCGCCTCGAGGAGGTTGCGGCCGGGGCTGCAGCGGAAGCTGTTCGGCGCGACGCGCTTCACGAACAGCGATTCCTTGCTCTTCTCCTTCAGCACCTTGTCGGGCTGCAGCACCGCCTCGCCCTCGCTGTCGGCCATCACCTCGTCGCGATCGTTCAGCATCGGCTTCCCGGCGTTCGGGTTGTCGATCCAGTCGGCGGTGTAGCCCACCTCGACGATGGCGAAGCGCGAGTAGGCGTCGCGCAGCGAGAGCGTCGTCTCGAACGTGAAATGCAGCTTCGGGTCGTCGACGCGCGTCTGCAGCGCCTGCTGGATGAGCGTCGCGCGGCTGTCGGCCTCGCTGTTGGCGGTCGTTTCGTGATCGGGCCGCGCCTCGACCAGTACCTTCGGTTTCGAGAAGAGCAGCGTCGGCAGCTGCGTCTCGACGGTCGCGAAGATCAGGTTGATGACGTATTTCTTCTCGGCCTCCGTCTCGGCCAGGCCGTGCCAGTGTTTGCCGCGGTAGTACTTGTCCAGCTTCGGGCAGTCGTACTCCTTCGACCACGTGTCGTAGACCTTGTTCGCGGCCGTGAGGCGCTCGTCCCACACCTTCGCGGGGTCCGGCCGCCCTGGCGGTGTCGCCTCGCTCTGGCTGTCGCCCCGGGGCGTGGGCGCCTTCTTCGGCGCTTTCGGCGGCGCGGTCGGTTTCTTGGCCATCTACTCCACCTTCGCCGCGTCGTCGTCAGGGATCGTCGTGAGCGTGAACGCCGGGGTCGTCGGCACCGGCGCGCGCGCCGCGTGCGTCGCGTCGTGCAGTCGTTGCGAGAGCTCAAGGAGCGCGTCGATGGCAGTCAGCACGACGTCGCGGTCCCTGCTGCCCAGATGGCCGAGCGACGCGCGCAGCCGCGCGATCAGCTGGCCGGTGGTCGTCGGGTCGTAGCGCCCCATCAGGCCAGTCCCGCCTTCACCAGAAGCGCGTCGAAGTGCGCGCGCGTCTCGGCGCGAAACGTGAGCGCGTCATCGATGAGCCACGGCACCATCCCGTGATCGCGCGCGGCGACCAGCACCCGGCGCACCTGCGGCGGCACGTCGATCAGCTCGTGCACAGCGTCGATGCTCATCGCGCCGATCGCCACCATGCGAAAGAACGCCGCGGCCTCCGTCACGGGCGAGCCGTTCTCGTTCATCGCCGTCCCGCCTGTCGGCGCCGATGCTGCGCGGCCAGCCGCTGCGCGCCCGCGAACGTGCCGTCGGCCGAACTCTCCGCGATCGACGGGGCCGGCGGTCGCGAGGCGATGAAGTAGCGGAACGGGTCGTAGGCGTGGTCGATAATGTTCGGGTCGCGCTCGTCGCTGAAGATGGGACGGCCCAGATCGGTGCCGATCTTCACGCGCCGTTGCGCCCGCGTCTCGCGCAGCACGTGGTAGCAGCCCTGCGGATAGCGGTCGTTGATCTTCAGGAAGTAGACCCGCGGCGCGCCGAGCTGCCGGGTGAAGGGATGCACACGGTCGGCGTCGACGCGCAGGTACTCGTTGATGCGGTTGCGCGTGCCGAGCTCGTTGTTGTCGGCCGGCTGCCAGAAGATGGCCGTCTCACGCGGGTGGTCCGTCACGTCGGCGTACTCGTCGGCGACCGACCAGCGCCCGCCGGTCTTCTGCGGCATCTGGTGGAAGATGCTCGGGTCGGCCAGGTCCTGCTCGTAGCGTTCGTGAATCGACAACTCGGCGATGTTCTGCCGGTGCGTCGAGACCAGCGCGTTCGGCAGGTAGTACTCGCGGTAGCAGATGCAGTTGCCGTTGCGGTCGACCGCCCACCACAGGACGCAGGTTGCCGACGAGTCGCCGTGGTCCGCAGTGCGGAACAGCAGGCAGTGCGCCTGGATGTACTCGAGCAACTCCGGCTCGCCGTCGAGGATCGACAGCGTGTCGAGCACGTGGATCGAGCCTTCGGCGAGCCCCCAGATGCCCTTGACGTTGCGCCGCACGAACGCGGCGTCGTGCGCGAGCAGGAAGCGGCGGTTCGTCTCGCCGAGGAACGCGTTGTCCTCGCTCGGCATGTCGAACATGCGGTAGCCGAGCGACTCGTAGAAGGTGTGGAACTCGTGACTCTCCGGATGAAAGCGCCGGTAGATCCAGTGCACCTCCGTGTCGGGGTTGCAGGCCAGCATCGCGTAGGACGGCGGCACCGCCTTGCCGCTCTCCGGATGCACGTAGGGCCACGGCTTGTCGAACGTCGCGGTGTACTCCTCGACAATCGCGTCGGGCACCTCCGCGATGTCCCAGCGCCCGAGGCGGCCGAGGAGCAGGTCGAAGAGCTCCTCCATGTGGTCGGGGTTCTCTTCGGCCTGGTCGATGAAGAACCAGTTGATCTCGAGGCCCTTGATGATGCCGGCGGTTTCCGGGTCGTCGAGATGGATGAAGAGGATCTCCGAGCCGCTGTCGGCGAACTTGACGTAGCCGTTCTGGTCCGAGCGGCGGCCGCCGCGGCGCCGGTCGTAGAGCGCCGGCGGGCAGACCTTGAAGAAGGTCGCCATCGTCGTCTCGCGCAGCTCGCGGCCGACGTGGCGGGCAATCACGCCGCGGTTGTGCGGATACTCCGTCGACAGCCAGATGCCCTTCAGGCAGTAGGCGAACGTCTTGCCGCTGCCCCAGCCGCCGGACGCACACTGCGGGAACGGGCCGTAGCGGAAGGCCTCGCCCTGCACCGGCGACGCCCACGTGATCTGCCGCGTCGGCTGATGCGCCGCGTAGACGAGGCTCATGGCGAGGAGGCCGGCGAGCACATTCACGCGGACCCCTCGAGGCCGGCGTTGGGGAGCTGGCGAAAGCCGCGGTGATGGAGCGCGACCTTCGTTTCCCAGCGCACGCTGCCGTTCGGCCAGCGCACGAGCACCACCTGGCGACTCTGGTCGTGGGCCAGGATGACGGGCCCGGGCAGCGGGGCCTCGGGATTGATCGGATGGTCGCGCAGGTAGCGCGCGAGCGCGGCGGCGGTGACGCCGGTCGGCGCGAGCTCGGCGTCGAGGGCTACGGTTCGGGCTTCGACGGTGTCGGGAACGGTGCGGGCCAGAGTTCCGTCGTCTGGCGCTCGTGGTCCCAGATCATCGGCTGGCCCTTGAACGTCAGCGGCTCCTTGAGGACGAGGATCCGCGGCAGGCTCGTGTTCACGTAGCGCATGATCTCGGCGAACTGGCGCTGGCGGATCTCCGCGTGCCCCAGCGCCACGCGGATCAGCGCCTCCTCGCGGGTGCAGCGGCCCATGCGCACCAGCGTCACGGCGTCCCGCAGCAGCGGGTCGTGATACGCGGCTTCCTCGACGTCGCTCCACGTCTTCATGCGCCGTAGTGTTGCTCAGCGCGGCCTTGCGTGTCACGCGCCGCCCTCGAGCCACGGCGCGTCGACCACGACGCCTGCGTGCCCGATGACCCCGTCATCGATCAGGGCTTGCAGGTTGCGACCGCGATGCTGCGCGACCTCGACGCCGGTCACGCCGAAGTGGCACACCGGGCAGACGAGCACGTCCTGCGCCGGCATTCCCTCCAGCACGGCGCCGTCCTTCGCGCAGCGGAGCTCTGGTGTCACGCGCCGACGCGTCCTGGCGGCGTGCGCCGCTTCTCGTCATACGGCGTGTCGTCGCGCGAGGCCGCTTGCGAGGGATCGCCGCCGCCTTTCTCGAGGTCGTCGACCGCCGCGACCGGCTCGCCGCGACGCGACTGCGCGAGGCGCATCTCGCCGGCCGTCGCGACCACCAGGCGCCGCACGTAGACGAAGCGCGTCGACGGGCTCGGCATCTTGGTCGCGAGCCACCACTCGGCGAGCGCCTTCGCGTCGGCCTCGAGTTCGCTGTCGGTTTCGATGACCACGTCGTCGACGCCTTTGGTCGGCGAGAGGGGCGAGCGATAGCGGAGCTGCCACAACGTCGTCTTGGTTGCCATGCCGCGTTACTCCTTCGTCGGGGAATCGTCCACGGTCACCTCGCGGATGAGCCGTTGGACGGTGTTCTGGAACGCTGTCTCGAGCAGGCCGTCGGCGAGCTGCAACGGATAGACGCTGCCACTGCGCGCCAGCCCCGCCATCACCGAGTCGGCGATGAAGTCGAGGACGTCGATGAGGTTCACGTCGGGCGGCACGCCGTCGGCCATCGTGAGGTGGTGCCGATTGAGCTTCCGGTGCCGGTCCCACCAGCCGGTCTGCACGAAGCCGGTGACGAAATCGGCGTGGAAGCCGTCGAGGTCCGTGAGTTTGTCGGTGTCGTGCGCCAACTGCGCGCCGGTCAGCAGCCACTTGAAGAACCCCAGCGCCTGCCGTACGTCGTTGATATGCTGCTGCGAGCTCGCGCGCAGCGTCTCCTTCGTCACGTGGGCGAAGTCGCAGGTGCGGGTGTCGGCCGTCTCGCTTTTCTGAATGTGAATCATCAATGCACCGAGACGCCGGGCGTATCGGCCGGCAGCGCAAAGGCCGGGACGGGCGGCCGCGTATCGATCGGATCGCCGTCTTTCCCGAGGTAGTTGCCGAGCAGCGCCGACGCGCGATGCCGGTCGCGAATCTTGATCTCGCCGTCGGTCGCGTCGTGATAGAGCAGCTGCAGCACCACGTCCCAGTCGAGCGTGGCGCTGGCGGCGTTCTCGGCACGTTTACGGGCGATCGCCGCGGCCACGTGTGGGGCGCGCGCCAGGTCGAACGCCGTCTGCGCGACGTGCAGGCCAACGTAGCCCGCCTCGCGCGCCGCGCGCGTCGCGTTGTGATGCCGCGCCACCTGCGTCGCGAAGACCTCCTCGCGGGGCGAGAGCGGCGTGTCGAGGGTCAGCGGGACGCCACGATGTGGGGTCGGGGGAGGAGGCGTCGACCGGCGTCGTCGAGACGCCGCGCGTGCGGACCGGGGCCGCTTCTTTGCCATGCAGATGCTCGAGCACGCGATCCGCAGCGTCGGCGCTGCAGAGCGGTCGTGCAGCCAAAGTCGCAGAAAGTGGAGCGGAGTGGGGAACGGGTTCGCTGGAACCGGCGCGGGCCGACAGCGACAGACTCAGGTCTGGGGGGCCGCAGGGGCACTCACCGGTGGTTCTCCGGAAGGAACGGCCAGTCCAGATCGATCGAATACGGCCCGACCCATCGTTCAACCACGCGTCCGTCTTCGACCCAGGTCCACTTACTGATGGGGACTTCATAGCGCCGCGGGGCAAGACGCCGCGGGCTCATCGTCGTGCTCTCGCGTATCGCCGTCAGGGTGTCCTCTCCTCCCGCACGACAGGCGGCGAGGGCAGGGGCAGCCAATGCGTGGGCACAATCGCTTCGCCCGTCTCGTCGCCAGTCCAGACGCCCGCCGGTTGATCGGGTAGCGTCATCACGAAGTACCCGAAGGTGATCTCGCCCGCGTCCTGAAACGGATGTGGCTTGAGGAGCACGAGCACCCGCTGCTCCTTCGGCGCTGTCTCAATCGGTTGCCAGCCTCGCGCCTCCTGGGGGGCCGCCGGGGCGGCCGTGAGGAGGTCCCGCACGCGCTTTCTGATGAACAGCAGATAATGCAGCGCCGCGTTCCGATCAACGACCGTGGCGATCACCGGCCGCTGACTGTCGAACTTCTCACGCACGTCCACACCGTAACTCTCACGGTCGAGCGCGTCGAGGTGCTTGGTAATTTCTTCCTCCAGCAACCGGCGGATCTCGGAGTGAGGCGCTGGGGCGGCCGTGAGGAGAGCATCGAGTTCGTCTAACAGTTCAAGCACCGTGGCGCCTTCCCCGCGCATCTGACTGCTGCCGTCATCCATCCAATCACTGGCACGCTCGCGCCAGCGTTCAATCAGGCGGCGGATCTCGGCGCTCATCGTCCCTCCCGACTCTTCCCCACCCAGCCGGCCTCGCGACTGCGTTCGGCGGCGATCTGATCGAAGGCCTCACGTGACTGACACTCCGGCCGCGTCCACCAGGAGTCTCGGGGCGCATTGACGGGTTTTCTGACGACGATCGTCTCGGCAGGCGCGATCGTCTCGGCAGGCGCGCGCGAGGAAGGCCGTGCGCCGACGTGGAGTCGTTTGTCGCGCCGCCAGGGGGAGTGTTCAGTCATGACGCACAACCCTTCGCTGCCAACACCCAGCTTTCGACAGGGTTAATCTCGTACCACTTATGCTCGTCATCGAACCGCCGAATCCCGCGCACCGTGACCCACGCGCCTTTCGGGGGCGGCTCGAGCGGAATCAACGGGATGATCTCCGCGACCACCTTCGCCGCGCCGATCGCTAACGTGATGTGCCAGTCCCCGTCGAGTTGCTTCCGCACATACACAACCTGCCCACAGGTTTCGATGTGCGTCTGCTGCGACACGGCGACCTTCGGCAACGGCACGACATGGTAGAGCCGCTGCGCGAGCACGAGCACCAGCAGGGGGCGCATCATCAATCCGTGGTGCCGCTCGCCGCTCGGGACGCGTCTCATTGGCCAACCTGCTCCGTGGTCCCATCCCACACGAACTGATCCAACGGGAAGTGAGATCTGCACGTCGCGCAGAACGTGCCGCTGTAGAACCCGGGATCGCGGGCGTAGGTTTCAGCCAGCGACAACGCCATCGTCGTCGTGCTACCGCAACCTCCTGCCGACACCGCGTGACGATAGGTCCGCCGGACAGGGCGAACGAAGCCCTTTGCCCGTTCCTCTGCGCTGAGGACCACGTAGCCCTTTTGCTGACCACTTGGCAGCAACTCCCGGTGATCGTCGGTGACTGGTGAGCCGTCGGTGAGCACGCGCGCGCTACGGTCAACCGGGATGGCGGCAGCGGCTTTCATCCGCTCGATGTCCGCCTTGGCCCTCGTCTCGCGCTCGATTTCGTCCGCGTGCTTCGTGAGCGACTGCGCCAGATGGCGCGCTTGGCTTGGCGAGAACACGATGTGACCGACGCCGTTCGCGTCCGGCTTCAGGTCCGGATGGTTGATTACGATTTCGCCGTTCTCGTTGGCGCCAACCTCTAGAGTTCCTTTAATTTTGTCACCCACCGTTAGCTCCTCTCATGAGTTGCGGGGCACCTGGTGCTGGTCGATCGGCAGGTTCTTGATGCGCAGGATCGAGCCCTCGCGATACGTCTCGAGGAGGTGCGCCGCGAGCCATTTGTAGACCGTCGACCGGTCAATACCGTACGAGGCGGCGTACTCCGTCACCGACAGCCAGTTGGGCTCCGGCCGCGGCTGCTGGGCGTGACTCATGTGGGCACCTTCAGGATCGTGTCGCGCAGGTGCATGAGCACCGACAGCAGCGCCAGGCGCCCGGCCTCGCGCGAGCCGTCGAGTTTCTCCGCGATCCAGTCAATCTGCTGCTCGGCGACGGTCATCAGGTGACTGTCCGGCACGAGCTCCGGTAGCTTTGCGAACTCGCGGTCGATCGCGTCGAGCGCCTCGGTGATGGAGATATCGCCGATCGCGTTCACGATCGGTTCGATGAACGTCGGGGTCTTCATCGCGCCTCCGGGTACTGGCGGACGCGCAGATCGTGCGGCCATTCGTCAACATCGCCGCCTTTCTTGTCGTGCAGGTTTAGATACACGCCGTCGTTGATGCGCGGCTGCCGCCCGAGCTGTTTCACGAAGCACGGCACCCGGGCGTCGTGGCACTGCCAGCGAACCGACCGCACCCACTCCACGGCGCAATCGCGCGACTTCGGCCCGCTCTCGCCGCCCACGATCACCCAGTCGATTCCGGTCAGGTCGAGCGCGCCCAAGTCTTCAAGCAGGGGTTCACACGAAAGAAACAGCACGGCCGCTGGCACCTGCCGCAGCACGTCGATCCGAGACTTCCAGCGCCGATTCTCGACACTGACGCCCAGCCAGACGTTCGAGAGCGTCCCCTCTCCGGAGTGGTCGTGCCACGCGTTGACCATCGCCAGCATCCGCTCAGGGCGCTTGGTGAGGATTTGGTACGTGTGCTGGGGCGTGTCGCACATCACGTTGAACACCTGATCGACAGTCAGTTGGGGCACGTCTTCATGGAACAAATCCGACAGGCTGTTGACGAACACGCGGCGCGGCTTTTGCCAGTGGCGCGGCTGGTCGATCCGGTTCGCGTGGAGCTGCAGCGGAATGTGCCCGTCGACGAATCGCCGGCCGGCGATCCGAAACGCCGGCGTCCGCTCGATGTAGCAATGGGCGCAGCCGGGCGAGATCTTCGTGCACCCCGTGGTCGGGTTCCACGTGGCGTCGGTCCACTCGATCGCGCTGTGGTCGGCCATCAGAGCGCCTTCAGCGAGAACTTCCCGCCGTTCTTATCGAGCAGACTCGCTTTGTTCAGTCTGGTGATGCACTCCGACACGGTGCTCGTGCCCAGCCGCGCCGCGACCTTGATCTGAACGCTATTCAGCTCCCCGTGGAGCAGCAGCGCATCGATCACCTTGCCGCAGGCGGGCGACAGGCGCGACTTCCATGACTCCCAGACGGCCGTCACGCGCGCATCCGGCGTCGCGGTGCCCGGGGAAGACGACGCGCTCGCCGCCGCGCTCGGTCCGCCGACCTCTGGCACGCCCGCATCATCGAGCTCGCCAAACACTCGCTGGAGCGCGCGGTACAACGGCGAGAGCTGCTGCCGCAGGGCGGTCAACGCGCGGTTCGAGTCCTCGCGGACGCGGGTCAGCTCGTGGCGCACATCGGACAGTTCGCCGCGCAATTTCGCCACCTGGCGCTCGAGGCTGTCGATCTTGTCGTTGCGCGGGTCCACCTCGGCGTCGATGATGTCGCCCATCCGTGCGAGCTCGTGGCCGCTCATAGCGCCCCGACCACCTCCGCCTGGCCGGTGTAGGCGGGCAGCGCCGAGAAGCCTTTGAACGCGCGCTCGAGGAGCGAGCTCGTCCCGCAGCGTTCAATCTGCCGGATGGCCTTGATGGTCAGCCCGATGGCGCACAGGTTCAGCCGCACCTCGCGGAACTGATCGCACGCGATGACGTAGTCGAACTGTTGGTTGGTCTTCCGGTTGATCCACCGCAGCGCGTTGTCGCGGTGCTTGGTGACCGCCTGGAACATCGCGACGTCGCCGCCGGCGCGGTCGGGGTGATACTGCTGCGCGAGGCGCCGAAACGCGTCCTGCACCTGTTGCTCCGTCGGCGCGGGGTCGTGGAGGTTCAGCGCGTCCTGCCACGAGAAGTCTTCCTTGATCTGGCGCGAGAAGTACACGGCCACACCGACGTCGAGCGGTTCGACGCCTTTCGTCTCGAGGCCGCCGCGCTGGGTGAGCGGCACGTTCGAGGAGATCACGAACGACGGCGCCTTCATGCGCACGAGTTCCTTCTCGAGCGAGTCGCGATACTGATTCGCCGTCCGGTTCCAGCCGCCCATCGTGCGGCGGTCCTGCGGGCGCACGCGCGGCCACCCCTCGGGCCATGCGAGCGGATAGGCGTCCTTCGTCCCTGTGCTCATCGTCCTCCTCCATTCCGGTTGAGTGCGTCGACCCGCTCATCAGTGCTCGGCGTGGACGCCGGGACGGAGCTCGTCGCCCTCGTCGCTCGCGTCGCCGGTCGCCTCGGGCTCGCCCTCCTGCTCGGCCCCGTGCTCGGCGCCGGTTTCGACTGAGGCATCGCCCTCCTCCTTCGTCACGCGCACGCGCAGGCGTTCAGCGCCGGGCACGCGCGAGAGTTCGACCCGCGCATGGCGATAGATCGACAGGTTCTTCTTCTGCATCAGCTGCAGCGCGGACACCAGCAGCTGCCCTTCCTCGGTGCGCGCCGCGTTCATCGAGTCGCGGCAGTCGCCGATGCCCTCACAGAGGTTGTCGAGCGGCGTCGAGCGCACCGCCTCGAGGCCGGGCAGCGCCCGCGAGCGCGGCGTGCGCGGCTTCTTCGTGTCGGGTTTGGTGAGCTTGCGGTCGGTCTTGCTCGCGCGTCGTTTCGTGGTCTTCGCCATCGTCGTCGGTCCTTTCTCCTGGCGCGCCTTCGCCTTCGCGATGCGCGCGCGTTCGCCGGGTTTGTAGCCTTCGCGGTCGTAAGTGCCGTTGAGCACGAGCGGATCGTCGGCCGCGTAGATGATCACGGGCGTTCCTGAAGCCCGGGCGTCCATGGGTTCACCACGTGCGACGGCGGCGGGAACAATCCGTCGCCGTGCAGTCGGTCAAGTCTTGAGAGAACCGCGACGTTCGCGCATGTGTGTGACGCGACTAGAACCGTCTCGACCAACTGCCACCCAGTCGCGCGCGGAATCCAGGGCGCTTTGAATAACACGCGAGATTTCGCGACTCGTGTTAGTTCGCGCTGCAGGTGCACGCGCGCCGGATTGTCGATCTCGTACATCGGGTCGCAGCACACCGTGTCGAACGCCTCGTCACGAAACGGCAGTCGACGCATATCGGCGACGACGGTCACACCGGGCACGCTGCCGTCAATATCAACGCGAACGGCGCCGACGCGCGAGCCCCCGCAACACACTTGAAGTAGAAGGCCGACGGCGTGTCCCGTAACGAATTGCTCCCACTTTCCGCCGGAGAACACGGAGCGATACCATTGCTTTGAACCGGGCGCTTTCCCTCTGCTGCTACCATAGACGTTCCCTCCATGGCGCAGCCTCATCGCGTCGCCACCAGCCCGGGCACCAGAGCGTCTCCGGCCGCGCCGCGGGAATGCCTTTCATCGCGCCACCAGCCCGGGCAACAGGGGATGCTGGGCCCTCACCGAGGTGGCGATCGTCGTTCCTACGCCTTCCTCGCCGGCCGAAATCGAGATTTCTGCCCGCGGTGAGTCGCCGACCGCCGCGTAGACCTTCTGGACGCGCAGGTCGACCACCTGGCTGTCGTCGTGCCAGCAGACGCCGGTCAGCGCATCCCCGATGGCGCGGGCCAGCTTGTCGACGTCCGGCCGCGTCAGGTGCGGCTTGGTCTTCGCGCCGAGCGCCTTCGGGCGCGGCAGGTAGAAGGTCGCGACGA